AACTGCTGTGCTTCCAGGAGGCAACCCAGAAGAGACTGGCACACTTGGCGAGGTTGATCCTGATCCAACACTAGGCGTTGAACCGCCACCGCTGAACGATGATGATCTTATGGCGCTGATTTGCTGCATACCCTTCGCCAGCATTAAGCCAGCAGGAATTAAACCAAATGGATAGCCGCCGCCATTATCAAACGACTTCATAACAGCACTTGGCAGAGTTACAACAGCATTTGCTAGAGCGAAAGCCTTTTGTATCTTAAACATGCTATTACTGCTTTGTGCTAGGTTACCAATCATCAAAGCGCCGTTACTTAGTGCGCTCTTATAATCCATTTCTCGAATAGCATTACCAAAGTCTAATCCCGCCTGTTGAGATCCAGCTTGTAAATTGAATAAACGATCATAATAGTCTTTTTCGGCTTTAAGCTTTCTATTCTTATCATCTAAAATACGTTGGTTTTCTTCTTCTCTTTGCTCTATTTCTCTATTGACTCTTTCCGCAAGTCTAGATTCTTCCTCTTCACTCATACCGCCAGTGCCGGGGCCGCGCATACCTGAACCAACCGCGCCTGTGGTGTCTTGTACACCAGTCAAAGATCCGTCATCAATTAAGCCACCGCCAGCGCCAGAAGTCGCTGTGGGCATTAGAAACGGGTTTGTAAAATTTCTAGTCCGGCCAGCTATAGCGCTTTGCAATTCGTCAATTTGTGCTAAGGCTGCGTTGACATCAATACCAAGCCTGAACGAGTCGCCAGATATGCCAAGAAAGTCCTGCAGCCACTTAGGCGAGTTAGTTATTAAATCATTGGCAAAATCATTTATTGATTCAAGCATGCCATTCATTAAGTTTCCTATACCAACTTCTAAATTAATAAAAGAAATTCTCGCATGATCTAAAGCATTAGGAATAAACACCTCAAAAGTTTTTACTATTGTATTGCCTATCTCCCGCCGAAACTCATAAGCGGCCAACGTAGTTAAGGTCATTGCAGTAATAATTAAACCAATTGGATTAGCCATAATAGCTAGACCAATCGCTCGGATGCCAAGAATAATCGCAGGGATTGCAAACGCTGCAATTGTACCAAGTACCGTATATAAACGGCCCAAATCTGCTGTGAAAAACTGAATAACTTTTGTTGCAGCTTCAACAGACTTGGTAAAAATGTTAATACCGCCAGAATCGCCTATTTCTTTTTGTAGGTTACCAAATGCAATTCCAAGGTTAGACCATACAACAGCTAAATCCCTTGAAGCGTCTAACGCTGCGCCGCCAAACCTTTCCTGGAGATCACCTGTCAATGCTTCCAGTATTTTGCGAGAGCCTTCACTTGTTTTGCCAAATTCTGCAACCTCTAACCTAGCCAAACCGAGGGTATCTTTTAGAATTGTAAAAACTGGGATTCCACGATCTGCCAAACGATTTAAATCTTCAAGGCCTAAGCCTCCAGCAGTTGATCGAGAAAATAGATCTGTCATTGCGGTCAATGTTCCAACTTTGTCAGTTGTTACACTTGCAACGTCTGCAAAAAGTTCAAGCTGTGCTGATGTTGGTTCTATACCTGATGCTCGTAATTTAATAACTGATTGCGCTAGCTCGTTAATACTAAAGGGGGTTTGTGTAGCAACTCTTTGGAGGTCTTCCATAACTTTCGTGCCGCGCTCAACAGATCCGAACACAACGCCAAGTGATCGCTCAAGTGCTTGGAACTCAGCAATGGTTTTACCAAAAGTTAAAAGACCTATTACACCACCTAAAGAAGCAGCTGCAACTCTTAGCGCATTAAAACTCCCTTGAAGTCTGCCTGTTGCTGTTTCAGTTCGTCGGCCTTGCTGACCAAATCTATCAAGGTCAGTAGTTCCGCGCCGAACGCTTCGGCTATCAACTTCAACCGTTAATGTTGAAACATCTGTTGGCATTATTTATTGCTCCTAAGCATTGAAAATAGTGACTTCATTTTGTCGGCTATTTCGTCACGCGCTGGAAGATTTCCGAGATGTGGAGCTGGGCAAGCGGCATCACTAGATTGGTAATACTGAGAAACATAAACGCCTGACAATTGGTGAACAGCTAAAGCCTCGCCTGATGTCAATTTCGTTCCTGTCATTTCAGCCCATGCCCTCATTGTCTGCCATCCGATTGTAGTTAAGTTTTCGCCGTTTAGTTCCGCTTCGCCAATTTCTGACAAGTAGTTAATCAGATATTCAAGCGGCCCTTTGTCTGGAAATTGAAAGTCTGGATCTTCGTCTGAAACTTCCGCCAGTGATATGATTTGTTGCCTTCTTGATTTACCTCTTTGGCCTTTAGCATCTACAATTGGCGCAGCTAACCACGCCAATTGTTTGATATATAATTCAGCCTGTTCTAGACAGTCGAAAAAAAATTAGCGCGGTCACCCATAAAAGCATCAACCTGTTCACGAATCCAAAAGTGCTTGGTGTACAAGTCTTTTGCATTTGATACAGAAAACTCGACATCTTTACCGCTTTCGAGAATTCCAACCCAACCCAAAGTACAACCGGCTAAAATGTCACATGCTTCGTCATCAGTGGTTGAGAAATCTGCCTTCTTTCCGCGCGCCATCTTAGTGATACGTTTGTTCTGGATCTCCTTTTGTTTGGTTCGATAACTTGCTGAGTCAGTACCAGCCAAAGTAATAATGATATCCAAAGGCTCACCAGTTACAGGATGCTCCAGAGTAAGATCGGCGCCAGCCTCAGCAGACTTAGTTAAATCAATTGTGCTTAAATCCATCTTATGCCTCAAATAGTGTTTCTGGGTCAACAGCGATATTGACCGAAGTAGTAGAAATTGAACCGGATGAAATACCACCAATACCCGCTTTCATAATCTTACCAGTAAAGTTAGCGTAATCACCAGATGGTAATGTTACCTTAAACGCCACACTATTGTCAGAACCAAGTGCGGTTTGAATTTCAACTTGACCAGTGTTCGCTGTGACTTTGCCCAATGTTATTGGCACATCACTAATATCAAAGGTATCTTTTATCTTTTGGGGAAACGCTCGGCCTACTGTCTGATGAGCAACAGCAGCAAAGACTTTAGCTATTTCACCAATGTCAACTACTTCACCAACATCGATAAAGGTTAGTGAGGCATAGCCTGTAGACCCATCAGCATCATAAGTGGTTGGCAGTACAGCCGATATTCCGACAGTGGTCCCGGTATTTTTGGTTACGTCAGTCATAGTCTTTTCCTATTTTAAACGGATGCCCAATAACTGAGCGTGATTATAATTTCATACCAGTTGTTATTCTGGATGCCTTCTTTTCTAGCGGTACTTTCTATCAAAACAGATTGGCCGCCATATCCAATTCTGTTACCTGGGGCAAAGTATGCAATAATTTCTTCTGCTTTAGTCTTAGCAGCTACCGCGCCTGATCCTGATGGATATCTAAGATAGATCCTAAAGATTCCGTCAGTCACATCACTATGGTTTAGCGTTTGCTTTGTTGTATCATTCTGCTTTACTTTTATTTGAGCGTAAGGCGTACCTTGCACTGGTTTATAACCATCATTCTCAAAAGCGATCGGTAACCCAAAGGCACCAGCTATAAACTCAAATATAAACGCCTGATCAATCTTAATCGAGGCCATTGACGACCTCCTGTATATTCCTATCTATTCGGGCAAACGCTTTGTCTACCGTTCCGTCAACGTCATCCCACTTTTTAGCATAGGGTAGATTATTGGTTAAATAATCAACGCCAAATTCTGTAACTGTTGAGGCGGCCTGTGCTATTGCTGCGCTGCCCTGTTCATTGTCAAGTCGTTCAATTATTCCGGTAGCAGGTGAGCCTGTTGATGTCTGCCAATTACCCTTCAAACGCCCGGTATCAAAACGAGTATCTTCAATAATATGCTGAAACAAAGCTAGCTTAATCCCACGCGATGCCTCACCAAGACTTTCGCTTGTTTGCTCTGCCCACGCTGATATGTTTATGTTAGCCATTAGCGCCTAACCTGTATCTTATAGACTAAAGGCGTACCGGCTGGATTACTCTCGCCTATCATTATGGGAGTCCATGATTCACCGGCTATTGTGATAATGTCTGTCATTAATGGCTCAACAGTATCATCGATGACCAACTCTATATCTGTTGCTAGAATTCGTGTACCGTCAATTAAATGAGACTTGTACTGTTTAAGTATTCCTTTCGGTAAATAATTGGTTGGTGTTCCCGCCGTTGTAACACCAGTTACAGGGTTTTGGCTTTCACCAGTTTTGCGGCTAATAGTGATTACCTGCCCAAACTCAGCCAATAATTCTTTGGCCGTTGTTGCTAGGTCGCTATAAAGTGTCATCTTCTTTGCGCAACTAGATTTATGTTTGATGTGCGTCTTAATAGGCTGTTAAGTAATGCCCTTGCACGACTAGATCTACCTAACTTAACAGCACTATCCTGGCCGAAGTATTCAACCTCAATAGCACCTTCAATCAATTCCTTTTTACGTGTTCTTATAGGCTGCGGGTTATACAAATCAACACCTGAATTTATATCTAGTGCGATTGCCATCTGTGCCAGCCTTAAATTTCTTGGTATCTCGTCAGAATTCCATAACCATCCATCAGTCTCAACTAGACCCCTAGGCCATGCCATGGATTGATCACGGTTTAATCGATAACCTTTTAAGTTTGAATCATGGCTTTCGATAAACTGTGCTGACTCAATTAACTGAATATCAGCCGCCGCGTCATCGGCAATGGTCACACCTATTGCTAAAGCATAAGCAATGTATTCAGCGCGGGTAACATAGCTATCCGAGTTTGTAACCGCTGTTCCATTTTCGATGATTAACGCCATTATTCAGGCTCTTTATGCTCATCGTACAAAGCAATGTAATCATCTTTTAAGCTAGCTTCTGACCAATCAACACCTAACTCATCAAGTTGACTTTTATACCAATCAACAGTGCCTTCTTTTGGCTCTTTATCTGCTTTACCTACACCAAATAGTTCGTGCATTTCAGGATCAAAATCAGATTTATTTATTTCAACAGGGCCGTTTTCAGTTTCGATTGTAACTACTGGACATATATTTGACATTTGAATTACCTTTTTGTGAAATTATGGCAACCCGGCACCACCTTGGCACCGGGCTGGCTTTTACCTTAGCCTAGCAATGTTGCAACGCCTTTGGGATTCCAAACTTTGACATCGTAAACACAAACCACGTCAATAAATGCCGCTCCATAACCTTCGTATAAACGAACATCGAAAGCCAAGCCTGAACGCTCATCAACAACCATTCTAGAGTCAACAGCAGCATCCCGCTCGCCGTTAGGCATAACAGGTGCGCGACAAACAACCTCAACGGATGAACGATTGAAAGCGATATTACGAGCTGAACTGCCAACTACTGTAATTGCCTTGGTAGCTGTACTCATAGCAACCCGAAGACCTGGATCTTGAATAGTGATTGTGTCACCAGCAGCAGGATTAGCACCGGCAAAGACTACGGAAGCAATAACGTACTTATTTGTATCACCTGCAAATGTAACAATATCACCAGCAACAACCAATCCAGTACCCGCAGTCGCTAATGTCAGAACTGTTGCACCAACAGCGTAACCAGTGTTATTAACAGTAGCAGAGGCCATGGCACCGGCTGTGAAGTCTTGAACCTGAGCTGATTGACGAAGATCTAAACCAGACAATGGCAAGATAATACCTTGACGCTGAATAGAATCAGTACCAGCAATATTAGCAGCAGCTTGCTTACCCGTTAAGGTAGCTCCAGCAGCAGTGTTCATAACAAGCGAGTTCTGCGAATCAGGCATACCGTTATCTAGCAAGATTTTCTTAGTAAATGTTGAATCAGTGAAATCGCCAGCAGTAGCAAAAGGAGTAGTTCCTGGTGTACCGTAAGCGCGACTTGAGGCCAGCATCAAACGTTGAGCTGTTAAAGTCTCAATTGCGTTTACATGAGTTCTAAGTGCTTGCTCTAACTGTTGACCATAAATAGTGCTATAACCCGCGCCCATATCAGCAGCGCGAACGTCCTCGCCTTCCCATGCAATTTTGATAGACTTATCATTGTTGATAGAAAAGCTATCACCAGTAATTGTCTGGCCTGATGGTGTAGGCATTGTCATTGATGCCGTTCTATCGCCTTGTGTAGCGGTTGGAACGATAACAGATTTGATTGTTTGGCCTTTGGCTGCGCGTTCTGAGCCGCCATTGATTGTTGATGCTGGGATAAATCCGACTAACTCACGACTGATTCGAGCTTTCGCAACGATCATGTCGGGGATTAATCCAGTAAGTGTTAATGTTGACATTTTGTAATCTCCAAAAATTTAGGGTTCCTGGAGTCAAAAAAAAAGCGCCCCAGAGTTGTGTACTCTTTAAGGCGCTGCCTTGTGTCCATCAAACCGCAGGTAATCAGGAGACTATGTTGCTATATGATAACTTACATATTAATTAATATCAACTATCTACCGGAACACCTCCGTCAATTACAAATGCATCCTGTTCAGCATTACTTAATGCGTTGAACTTACTTCTCAACATTGTTTTTCCTGTAGTCTTACCGCCCTGAGTAATTGAACCGCCACCGCTGGCTAAACTACCAATTAACAAAGGTGCAAAGGCTGGGTTTGACTCAATTTCTTTTTTTAAGTCATCAACCGACATAGCCGAAGGTTTACCCTGTGAATCCAGAACCCTTAAAACGGGCTTACCATCTTGGATCTCAGTTGTTAATCGGTTTTTAATATGCGGCAACAATACGTCAGCACTGCCAGGGATTGACATTTCAGCCGCCAACATAATCGCTTGCTGACCTGATGTAGAGTCGCTAATCATCTTCTGATAGCCATCTAATTGATGCGTCAGCTCAGTTTCGCGATTAGTATATTTATCTTTCCAGCTTTGCTCTAATGCTTCCATATCGCCTGATGTCTTAGCATTGTCTAGCTTAGTTTGTTCCGACAGTTTTTTGCCATCTGCCTTTTCTTTCAACAGCTCTCGGTTCTTTCCTTCAAGCGCTGCAATGGATGCCGCCATGCTTTCAAAGCGTGGGTCAGGTGTTGGCGCCACTGGCTCAACGGGTGCGACTGGTTCTACTGCTGGTTCTACTGGGTCTGCCATAATATTAATCTCTAGTTAGTCGGGTATGTTTGCGTTCATAAATGCTATCGGGTCAAGCTCTCGCATCTCTGCAAGTGTGATCGGTTTAAAGTTCTTATCAAGTTGAAGCTCTGCAAATCTTTGGGATGATATTCCGCCGTTTCTCAATAGCTTTCCGCGAGTTGGGCCAATAATTGAATCTTGAACGGCTGCGGGTTGGTTTTTTAGGAATTCATAATAGGTTTGATCTGCTGGAACTTCGGTTAAAGGCCCACGCTTTAATTTTCCATCTTCAAGATATGGCGCACGAGCTTTTTGCTCACCACCTCTGGATAATCGATCATAAGGTGCGCGTAATACAGCATTAATTGTAGATCGCTCTCTTATATGAATTGGTGGGCGAGGGCCTTCATTTAGTGGAAACTTTTGGTTGGAAAGCGCTTTGCATTGGGCTGATGTTTTCCCGTCAAGTATAGAAAGCCATTGAACAAACTCTACTAAGCCTGAATTTGAATTATAAGTAGATTGTCTTGCCTGAACTGCTGTGTGCTGTAGAGCTGTTCGAGCAATACTTTCCGCGTTTCTAGAGCTTACGTCAACAGCATCACGCATTGTTTTAATTACTTCATTGGTTGTTTGACCTTGGGCCGCTCCTGTCCTTAAAATATTAGAAACTTTTGTCGCTTCTTTGGTTGTGAAGTCTTTAATAAATGATTCCAATAGTTTGCCATTATCAGGCCCGGTTATCATCAAAGGTGTAGCAAATACAGCAGCGTTTAACTGTGTCGCACTTGGCAATGCAAAGCTGACTTTCTGAACCACGTTTTCAAGGCTGCGTACCTCAAAGCCCACTTCGTAATCAGCAAGCTCTTTTATCTGGCTTAATAGAACCGCTTCATATTCCTGCAATGGCGCAAGTAAAATCTTATTGATAGCTCTTAACTGTTTGTTTAGATCTATGCGCGTAAAATTGCTTACTAGTTCACCGCCTAATTGCTGGCCGATAACCTTTTTCATTTTAAGCAAGAAAGGTTCAAACTCTTTCACATAGCCGCTTTTTAACCGTTCAAGGTGCGCGGCATGTCGAGATGCTTGTAGTTTTAGCTGATCCATTATGAGATATGCGTAAGTTTTATTGAGCGCTTAAATATCCAGCTTTCACTGATGTCATAATTAATTTTTAGGATATTGCAAAAAAATATAATAGGAATTATGACCAAGTAATAAGACCATTTACATTCAACTTTGAAAACTATTGTGCTTATCTTCGCCATTAGATCACCTCAACTAAATCTAAAAGGTAACTTACAGAGTTAAACCAAAGATCACCAGTTAAATAGAATATTGCTGTGAATGAAGCAGCAGCAGAAGTTAGCAGCATAAAATAAACAAAAGAGATAGGTTTAAAATATAAGTAAAGAGTATTTTTAAAATATACAAATCGCATTAGATTACCCCTATTTATAATATTGCTTTGATATTTTTTTAACAACAACATGCACTGCTGTATTGGATATAGCCAAACCCAGTAATGTACCAATCATATTAGGCAGCACATCATAACCTATCGCATAGCTCCATAAGCCAATTAATACAGATCCTATTGAAGGAAGTATTAAAACAACAAAAACAGCTATTTTAGTTGTAATATTCATTAGATTACCCCTGTTTAATATTAAAATATTCTTGAATTTGGTTATATCCAATAGTTGTAGTTCTAGCCAGTTTTAGGCATTCTTCATTTGAAAGTCTAAAGGGAGGTGACGGATGATCATAAAAGAACTCTATTACTGTAGGAAGATCAAAATTAAAAATAGAAGCGGCATTTATTATTGCCCTTGCCTCGTCTATATAAGATTGATTATCAACCATCTGAAATCCTGCTGTCATCACATAACCCCTATTTAAAGGGGAACTGTAACATAATGATGCATTAATGGCAACTTAGTGTTGTTATATATTAATCTCATCGGATAGAGTTTCGAGATCCTTTTCGTTATCGAAGAAGCCTCTTTTTTGCATGTAGGTAATGTACTCGCCAATCGGCATAGATCCAGATATAAAACCCATCATAATAGCTTGAAGCTCTTGGGGTGATACTTCCGGCTCGATAAAGTCAGTCGATAGTTCAACTAACACCTCATCACTTGCGCCCATAAACTGAGATGCCGACTCAAGCGCCGCTGTGTACGCCTCCGAGACGTTCATTGCTATCATACTAAGTTGTGAGTGTCTTGCTTCTTGCTCTCCTGCTGACTGTGTGGCTGTCTTAGCGGGGCCGGTTGGCTGTAGCATCAAAGCGCCCAAGGCAACCATCAATTCGACCTTATCGATCATAGCTTGCCTGACCACGGGATTAGGCGCGGCACTGGCAAAGCCAAATACACCACCCTCTGGCAGCATGATAGGATTACGGCCTCCAACATAGACGCCCTCTGCCTTCATATCGTCGAGTGTTGCCTGATTAAGTCCTGACATCCATGGTTGTGATTGCCCACTATAAAATACTGAATCTTCCCAGTCTGCTGAGTTGCGATAGTGAGCTATGTTTATATCTGATAGCCCTTGCGCTGGTGGAAGATCTATATTGTGGTCATTGTTTTCTGAACCGCAAAATTGAAACTGAATAGTATCAAAAGTAGTACCGGCTGAATCTTTCGGCGTGTATTCATCCTCGAACTTTTGCCACTTCTTCTCACCTGTCTTTTCTTTCCGCCATAGCTGTTCCGTGTAAACATTTTCCTTGCTGATGAATAGCTCGCGTATTTGCTCGGTTGGCTTAGTTGTGTATCCATCATCATCAACAACATTAACCGATTCCATGATCACGATTAATTCCATTATGACTTGTGAACCCCTTTGCTTTGTTCGCCAGTTGATAATGTATTGCGGTTCGATACGGCTGATTGTTGCGACTGCCTGACCTGCTAGAATATCGGCCCGACTTGCTGGCTTTTCTCGTTTTGGGTATGAAGTATATAAACCAACCCGGCCAAATCGATTAACATCATCAGCCGCAGCTTTCATTTGCTGATAAAGTGAGATACCACCGCCATCAATATTGGTTAGCATGTACTGTAATTGCGCTGGTAGTTCAATCTTGGGCTTTTTGCTGAACATCAAGCCGTTCATGCCATTCATAGTTTGGGATGTTACCGGATAGAAGACTGCGCGTTGTTTGTACGCTATATTTCTATCACCGTTATCAACGCTTAAATCACCAGGGTTTAGCGTGGGTATGTAATCGTCGAGGTTTCTTAACCGGGTACAATCGTCAATCATTTTCCAGATCGGTGATAGTTCAACCCACTGCGGGTGTTTAAAATCAATTGCCATGTCTACACCTTTTATATAATTTAGAAAATACCATGCGGGGCAAGTTATATGTTAAGCATAGCATAATGTAGCAAAGTGAGCACGAAAGCATAATTATAGCTAGTGCTACGGTTAAAGCCTGAAATATATAGTCTGTTATTGTCATCTGCTTCCCGAATATCTTAGTGTTCCCACTGCTGGTTTAATTATAGGCATAGCATAAGCTATTGGATAAGTGGTTGCGTCGTTCTGGTGATCATCGCCGCTTGACTTATCAGGTACACCATTTTTATCATACGCTTGCTGTTCTAGGTTCCTTGCTACTGTTGGACATTCTTTATCGTTTATCATTACCAGCTTATTATCCAGCGCCTTATTCATCGCCAATACTCGATCCTTAATTAACGGGTTGGAGTTGTTCCGATAAACCTTAAAACCAGCCGCTTCCATCAATGACAAATCTGATTCGCTTGCGTTATTGCTCTTTCTGTTTTTGCCAGAAGCATCTGGGTAAACTGTTATTTTATGTTCAGGAAACTTCTCTTTGATAACTTTAATGACTGCTGGTGTATCAAACAAATCGATCAACTCACCAACAGCATGCCAAACCTTATCACGTTTTACATAGATAGTTGATGCCATCTTGTCAACATTGAAATCCTGCCCAATGTATAGCGGTTCCTTTTCTTGTATCGTTTCGGTTGACCTGTTGCCTATGCGATTGTAAGACCTGTAGACAGTTCCCGCCGTAAGGTTGACAAACTCGCCCATGATATAAGCGCCTATCAATTCATCAGGATAAGTTTCTTTTAGAGTGTCGATGTAGTCATCAGGCAAGTATTCTTGGTTCTCATAGGTTGAAGCCTGGACCATAGAATATGATTCTGTCGGGTTTTCTTTGAATTTAGAATAAACGAACTTAAACCCCTCTGGCGTAGTTGTTACACTGATGCCGTTCTCTACCCCGTCAATCTTCAATCTCATCCTGGCGACAATTTTATTCCATGCAAGATTTGCCTTGTCTT